CTGCGCCACCGCACCCTTTTTTTGTTAAGGGTTGTTTTTTTGAAAAAAGTTCTGTTTGATTTCATGTTATACTTGAGTTCAAAACAAAAAAGGGAAGGCCACTTTGAAAACAAATCAAACCAAATCAAATCAAAAGAAGATGGGAAGAAAATCAAAACTCACAACAGAGCTAACACAAAAAATCGTTGAAGCGATAAAGATGGGATGTACATTCAAATTGGCATGTCAATATGCTGGAATAGATACCTCTACATTTTATTTATGGATGCAGTCTGGAAGAGAAGGAAAAGACAAAACCAAAATAGACTTTTTCAATTCAATTAAAAAGGCAGAAGCCGAATGCGCATTTTCCACTTTAAAGAAAATAAATGAAGCTTCTACAGAAGACTGGCGGGCTGGTGCTTGGTTACTTGAGAGAAGACATCAGTATATAAAGAATCCACCAGCAGACAAAGAAGAGCCACACCAGCAGCAGATACCATCAACTACAAAAGACCTTCTGAAGCATCAACAACAAGAACTTATGAAGGCTAGTAAGCAAGCGCTGGATGTCGGTTCTTTTCAAGCATATGCAGCATTACAAAGACAAATATTGAACGTTACTATTCAGTTGAAAGCTTTAGAGGTAGACATTGATGAAGCAGACCAAATGAACGACCAGCAATTGATTCAAACTATCACCGATACTATCCTTTCACTCCCTCCTGTTCTGCAAGAACAAATTAGACACGATATAATAAAACAAAGAAACAAGATTGTTGAAATTGATGATTGATATAAAAGGACTGAAAATGATTGAAATTATAATTGCTTTGATTGCTGGGGTTGCTGTTGGTGCTGGTGGTTCTGCTGTCCTTCAAAATATAGGAAAGAAGGAGAAAGTTGAACCAGTTATCATAAAGAGTCACGAAGGAACAGAAGAAGCAATTAAACAACTCACCAATCTGGATTTGGTTGTTCCTCTTTGTGAACCATCATTCATTGAATCAAATGGTGATAACCTATGTCGTGAAATCATTTGTCTTCAGTTTACAAGAGGACTGGATTCACAAACATCAGGATCGCAATGCGAAAGCATATCAAATATCAATAACAAAATACAGATTGATGAATGGTGTAATCAATACAAAGAAGCAACCCTAAAACAGAACTGTGTTAATTTGTTTTGGAAAAGAGATTGATTTCATGATTGCTGCTTTGAAAAGTGTGAAGACCTTACAAAAAAGGGCCATAGAAGATCCTCTATTGTACTTTGTGCCGACTAGACCACAGAAGGATTTCATTGATGATCCTTCAAAAATTAAGATGCTTCTGGGAGGAAATCAAATAGGAAAAAGTATCGCCACTTGTTATCTGCTTGCTGCGCATTGTCTAGGAAGACATCCGACTTTAAAAACTGATCCTGTTCCTATTGAAGCATGGTTGATAACACATTCACATGAACAGTCTAGAACGTTACAACAGAAGCTTTATGATATGATTCCAAAAGATACACTTAGTGAAGATTGTGAATTTGTCCGAGGTAAGGGCTTCAGGGGTGCTTATTCTCCAGTTGTCAGATTCAAAAACGGTAGTATCATCCGCATCAAAACAGCGAATCAGGGGCTTGGATTGGCATCCGCTACTGCAAATTTGATTTGCATTGATGAACCTGTTCCAATGGACGTTTTCAACGAGTGCCTCGCTAGAACAATACGATCTGGAGCAAATCAAACAAGGGGAACTCTAACAGTTTCAATGACTCCTGTAGGTGGTGTTGATGTTGACTATCTTGAACAAATGATGAACACAAATAAAATCTCTGTCACTGTTGGGAAACTTTGTGTTGAAGATACAACCCCCATCGGACTGCAACCACTATTATCAGCTGGCCAGATCAAATCTGTTATTGATTCTTTCCTTCCAATAGACCGTGAAGCACGCGTGAACGGGTCTTTTCACGTTGCCCCCATTGGAATTGTTTTCACACATTTCAACAATAATATGGTTTCACATCTCCCAGCTCCCAAAGGTGGAGAATACAAATTTGCGATAGGTATAGATCACGGTTCAACACCATCTTCACAATGTGCCGTTCTTTGTGCTATTGATATAAAAGATGAATACAAACCAAAAGTTTATGTTCTGGATGAATATAGTGCTGGTGAAGCTACTCCTGAATTGCATGTTAGAGCAATCTTGAACATGTTGAAAAAACACGATATTCCATACAATAAAGTAATCTGGACTGGAGATGGTGAACATCGTGGTTCAAATGGATTTAAAATGTCTAATCTATTGTTAATGCGTGCTTTTGAAAGTGTTCTGAATCTACCACATAAAGCCCTTCCATTCTATATACGTGAAATCAAAAAGAGAAAGCATAGTGTTTACTTTAGTGCTTCAGTTCTTCATTCGATTATGGCTAGAGGTGATTTCTTTGTACAACCTTCATGCAAGCAGTTGATTTCATCAATAAAAAACTGGACGATGAAAAGGACTCAAGATCAAAGATCACGTGATAAATTTGGGCATATGGTGGATGCTCTTCGATATGCAGTACTTCCGGTAGTTAATAAAAAATATCAACATTCATATTCACGTTTAAAAGTTAGGTGAAACATATGTATTCAAAAGCAATCCCTTCAAAACCAATTGCCCCAGATGATGCTACTGAAGCACGCTGGAAACACACATCCATGCGAAGAAAATTGATTCAAGGGACATGGAGTGACCTGCTGGAAAATGAATTATATAGACATCTTCCAGCTGATAGGAGAGAGGCATGGGGAGTTGCTGACATGTCTTCAAATGCAATTGAACAAGTTTCAAGGCAACTGGCCCAGCTTTATCATGAAACACCAAAAGTAACACACGAAGAAGATATAAACGTGCTTTGTGGTCGTGATGGTTATGTTACTCTTTCAGGGTTCTGGCAATTGATGCAACGTGTTCAACAGTACGCAATTGCTATGCGCGAATGTTGTATAAGAATAGATGTAACACCACATGTCAAGGGTGTGAACTCCAGAATCAATGATATTTGTTATCGCGTGGTCACTCCTGATTTTGTTTATGCAGAAGCGCATCCTGATGCACCTGATGAAATGGTGTACTACCAAGAGTACAGATTAAGATATGATCACACAAAAGACGATTACAAATGGGTAGTTGACATCATTGATATCCGTGATTTGAGTAATCCAAAGTTTGGAATGTATGAAATCAATTCTGATGGTTCTGTTGGTGATGATGTTTCAGAAATCTATATGGGACATGCTTCACATGATGGAGAATCATATCCGTATAGAGGAAAAGACGGAATTCCATTCATACCAGTTCAAATATACAGAGCAGAGAAGACTGGCCAATTGTGGAACGCATACGACTGTTCCCAGATCGCTTTTGGCTCTTTATCGAGTGCAGTTCTATGGAGTTTTTATCTTCATTTAATACGCGATACGGCATGGAGTCAGAAGTATATTGTGAATATGAATCTTGCTGGGCAAAATATAGTAGATGCTGATTTTCCATCTAGAAGAGCAACAGTAACAACAGATCCTTCTTCAATACTTGTCTTCAGCTCTGATCCTGATGTCAACAGTCAACCTATGATTGGAACCTTTGAACCTTCAGCAGACCCCCAGAAGATGATGGAATCTATATCAGCATATGAATCGAGAATAGCGGCATCAGCTGGTATCAGTGCCGATATTATGAAGCAAAGTGGAGATCCGAGATCAGGTTATGCTATTTCTGTATCACGTTCTGGAATGCGCGAAATGCAAAAACGTTATGCTCCAGTATTTAGGAGAGTTGATGAAGATTTATTAGCGAAAACAGCAAAACTAACAAATAGATTTCTGAACACAAATCTTCCAGAATCTGGATATAGAATACAGTATCAACAGATCGCAATGTCACCAGAAGAGATGAAAGCAATCAGAGAGGACACAATTCAACGTATGAACGCTGGTTTGCTGTCTCCTGTAGATGCTATTATGCGGATGAATCCAGATCTGGATGAAGATGAAGCAAGAGAGCAACTTTTAAAAATAAGGCGAGATAAAGCCGAGTATATGTAACACAAAACAAGGAAGACCAATGAACGAAATAGAACATGAAGGTAAAACATACATTTTGAAATCTAATGTTGAATCAATAATCAAAGAAAGGATTTCAAAAGTTGCCAGCAGAGCAAATGAAGCAGAATCACGTTATTCAGAACTTGAAAAACAAATCAAAGATTTTCAAAGCAAGCAAGCAAGCTTTGATTTGTTATCCAGTCAAGTTTCAGATCTGAAGAATCAATTGAAAAAGAGTGAAAGCAAGTTTTCAAGATACCAGTCTATCTCCCAGCTTGGTATAACAAACCAAGACGTGATCGACTTGTTGGAATGGCAATATGAAAAGTCTACCAAAGATTTAAAAGAAAGACCAGACTTGTCTTCATGGTTAGAAGGCCACATAAAAAACGTTGATAATGCACCCTTATCGATTCAACATCATCTTCAATCATTGTCTTCTTCTGAAGCCCTTGAAGATACTCCTGAAGCTGCTCCTGAAGCCTCTCCTGAAGCCAGCCAGAATGATATGATAAATGCAATGCAATTACAGTCTTTGCAACAGATGAACCAAGCTGCTTCAGCGCCCCCGAATGTGAATAGAGGAGCAATGCCAGCACCTGATCAGAAGGACATAATAACAAGATCCTTAACTGATCAAAACTACTATAATCAAAATGCAGAAGCTATCCGTCAAGCATGGATGGCGAAATTTGGAAGGAAAAGATAATGGGTTTTGTTTTCACTGTTACGATAACTGGTGGAGATGGTGAAGAGATGAAAAAAGCAAATTTGACTGGTCAAGTGAACGGAATCAATCAAGTCTTCACAGTTCCAGAAAACTATGAAACAAATACATTACGTGTCTATCATAATGGAATCAGACAAGTAAAAGACGTGACTTATTCAGAGACCACCAGCACAACATTTACATTGACATTCACCCCCGTGAATGGAGACTATATAACAATTGATTACACGGCATCATCATGAGTCAAGATTATAGACAAGTAAACAAATTTCCCGAGGTGAAAACTTTTCAGAATGGTTCTGCTGGTTTGACAACTAAAGTTTTCCTTCCAAACAGAATCAAACGAGTTCAAATTGGTTCTTCTTCTGGAAAGATCTTCTTCAAGTTTTCTGGTGAAGATGGTCAACTAATGACATCTTCAGATCGTGGTTTTGTTCCTTCTTCAAATCTTTTACCTTTGCAAATTGCTACAGGTAGAGAAAGACAGGACGTGATCTATATATCAGGTGAATCAGGTTCTGAAACTGTTGTTGTAATTATGGAGGAATAGACATGGCGAAAGTTCCAAAAGTTCAAAAAAAATATACTGCTGGTGTATCTGAATCAACAGCATCAAAGAGAAAAGCAGAGTTCAGAAAGAGAATCAAAGGAAAGAAATCTTATGAACCAGTAGCTGGTGATAAAAAAGCGAAAACAAAAGAATCAAAATACACAAAGAAAGCAAAGTCAATTAGAGAAGAGATTCTTTCATTGACTCCTAAAATGAAAGGGAAGCAGCAAGAGAGGTTTAAAAAGGCCACATCGAAAGCTACAGGAATCCCGTATTCAATCATTGACGAGGTTTATAGAAAAGGTCAAGCGGCATGGGCAATCGGTCATAGACCCGGCGCTACGCAAGGTCAATGGGCGAAAGCAAGAGTTTATTCTTTTATTACAGGAGGAAAAACAAGCAAGACAGCTGATGCGGATTTGTATGCAAAAGCAAAGAAAGCTTTGAAAAAAAAGGATTCAAAATTTCGATTACCTTAATGATTTGATATATACTCTTATTGACAGGAAGACATATGAACGTTCACCCAATAAAGGAATAAAAACTTATGTCTATTCAAATTTCTGGCGATCAGATAAAAAACAATGCAGTCCCAGCTGGGAAACTTGACCTTTCTTCTGGAACTTTTGATTTCAGTTCTGCAACCATTAGAGCAGCCAGCCCGAGTGCGGATTCTGATGTTGCAATCAAATCTTATGTTGATTCACTTGCTGCTTCTGGTGTATACTGGAAGGAATCATGCAATGTAGCCACTACAGCACCAGTAACACTTTCATCCGCAATCGTAGCTGGACAAAGCTTGGACGGTGTTACACTCGGTGCAAATATGCGTGTACTTGTGAAAGACCAGACTGGAGATGCTGCCCCCGAAAATGGAATCTATATAGTCGCTGCTTCTGGTGCTCCCTCTCGCGCTTCGGATATGAACTCAAGTGATGAATTTAGTGGTTCTGCTGTGTTCGTTGAACAAGGTTCTGTAAATGCTGATCAGGGTTACATTTGTACAAATAACGGCCCTGTGACAGTCGGCACGACCGATATTGCCTTCACTCAGTTCACTGGTTTAGGGCAGATCACAGCTGGCGCTGGACTATCCAAATCAAATAATACACTCTCTGTTTCTGTTGATGATGCTAGTATTGAAATCCAATCTAATGAACTCAGAATCAAATCAAGTGGTGTTTCAAACGCAATGCTGGCCGGTTCTATCGCGAACTCAAAATTGCAAAACTCCACAATTTCAGGAGTTGCACTCGGTTCAAATTTAAATGCACTCTCAAAAGCCACTAATGGCGGTGTAAACTTTACATCATATAACGGTTCTTCAGCTGTTGCAGATCTTCAACTTGATATCAGTGATCTTGCTGTTGTTAGCGTTGATGTAGGTGCTGATTCATTTGCTTTCTATGATCAATCTGGAGAAGGAACAGGAAAAGCAACTATTGCTTCATTGATGACTGCTACTGCTGGCGCTGCTCTTTCAGCTTCTTCTGGTGTCCTTGCTGTTAGTGTTGACAACTCAAGTATAGAGGTGAACGGGGATGCTCTTCGTGTGAAGGCTGCTGGTATCACCAATTCAATGTTGGCAAATTCAACAATTTCAGGAGTTGCACTCGGTTCAAATCTTGGTTCACTTTCAAAAGCCACTAATGGCGGTGTTAGCTTCACACCATATAACGGATCGGCTTCAACTGGTGATCTCGCTCTTGACATAAATGATTTGGCTGCTGCTACTATAAATGTTGCTGCTGATTCATTCGCGTTTTATGATGCTGATGCAAGTATTACAGGAAAAGAATCAATTGCTGATTTAATGACTGCCGTTGCTGGTGATGGTATTCAAGCCCAGTCTGGTGTTTTGAAGGTAGGTGTTGATGATAGTTCCGTTGAAATCTCAGGTGATGCGCTACGTGTCAAGGCTGGAGGTGTCACGAACAATATGCTTAACGGTGGAATTCAAACCTCTAAACTACAGCTACAAACACAAATTACCCAGTTGACTCCAAATGGTTCTACAACCAGCTTTGATCTTGACCATGCTTTAACAAATAACACCGAACTGATTCTGGTCTTCCGAAATGGTATCTGTATCCAGCAGGTGGATTCTTCACCCTCTGGAACAGATCAATTCGTTATCTCTGTCACTGGTGGAACAGATGGAAAAGCACTTATCACATTCGGCAGTGCACCCGCATCAGGGGACGATTTGAAAGCATTTTATGTAATCTAGACACTTAGAACAGCGATTTGCAACATTGTGCGCCAGTTGGATGAAGACTGGCGCTTTTTTTTATTCGTAATTACCCTTGTTTCGTGTACCCTAGAAGCTAGTTTCAAGTTTTTTTCAAAAAAAGATGAAGAAATATTACCTGATAAAGTTGACATAAAGTCAAGGGTTAAGTAATATAAAAGTATGACATTCAGTCAAGATTCATAAATCTTCTGTTCTTCTGTCTCTTTGAAAAACCACATAACAAATCACAGTTTATTATTTTAATTGGTGCTGGACTGGCCACACAGCATCTTTATTATTGGCCACAACTCAAAACAGGAAAACAAAACAATGATTGTTAAAAAATTTAGGACGATAAAAGACTCGAAAGTAATACGAGTTGAAAAATATATATATGGATTTTCAACTACTTACATTCTTCAATATGAAGATGGAAGAAGAGAAAGAATAAAATATATGGATACAAGTATCGATAAAGACCTTAAAACAACTCAAAACAGGAAATAAACAATGATAGCTATATTTAAAAAATACAATGGTGACATGTCCGTCAACTACTTTAAAACGCATAGACAAATGCACCTTTCAATAGACTTTGAACCGATCTGTCAGATACTCTTAACTACTGATGTAAATACAGAGTATCTATTATCAGCAGATCAAACAGATGAAACCCTTATCTATGTTTGTGTCATTACAGATGTTGATTACAACCAGAAGATTGTTCTGTATTCGAGTCACGAAAGACTGACTGATTATTTATGCCTTGAATGTGAGGAGATACTCGAGATCACACCGTTCACACAAACCTTCAAAGCTGAACAAATATGGGGAGATAAAGATGCATAAATCTAGAATAATAAAGCGCATGAAATCAAAAGCAGGTGAACACAAAGATCAGGTGGTTTATCTAGCCGTCAAGAGCAGAACATCATTTGATAACAAACCAAAAGAAATCAAATGCGTGATGCAGGTGAAAACAGCAAAGAGAATCATTTATCAGAGTAAGACCATCAGAATCATTATTGATGGTGAACAAGTTCAATTTGTATGTGACAAAGCAAGTAAGCAAGTTTGGCTTGCTGATGCCTTCTTCTTTGATGCTGTTCACGGACATAACAAAGTTGTCCAGATCCCTCTTTGGTAATCTTCTGAAGCACCTTCTTCAAGGTGCTTCAATAATACAGGAAAACAAATGAAACAAAAACAAGTGTACTATATATCCGTAGAATGGTTTTTTTACAAAGACACATTCACCGATCAAATAAGCGGCCCCTTATCTGATGAAAGGGGCCTAATAACTTTTGAAACTAAAGAAGAAGCTTTATCATATGCTTCGGATAGATTTGGTGATCTTTTGCATTTGCGTAATTCATCTTATTACCCTTCTGGTAAATACTATCTATCGCATGGAGAATATGATCGCCCTACAATCAAAATAAAAAAACACAGAATCAAAAACATCAAATCAAAACAGGAAAACAAATGTTCGTAAAAATAAACAGACATAATAACGTTGAAACAACTATCAACTTAAATCAAATAGTGAATATGAAAGTGATGCACTGTAGTGAAACTGATAAATATGTTCATGTCACATTCACGAGTGGATATATAGACATAAGTATGCCACAATACGAGGCTCTACTAGGGGTGATGAAATCTATCTGTAAACTGCAAAACCGCAAAGTTCACACCCCTTTAAAATCAGGAGGTGAATAAATGACTCCAGACCAATACGAAGAAGAACAATTATTGATTCAGTATCTATGTATTGAAGAAACTCTTTTCAAGGCAATCCAGAAGCTTCAGAATCTTGAAGAATGTGTTGATTACCAGAAGAGCAATATGAACCGGTTTCCATTTCTGAAAAGGTATCATGTTGAAAATAAGCACCTGGATGAACTCCTTCAGCAGATGGACAAAGCGAGATCTGATCTTGAAACCATCGAAAAGAACATAATGCAAGACTTAGACAATGGAGGTTTTGATTTTATCAAAGATGAACCTGATGCCTTCCATTATCTGAACGGTTTATATCTCCAGAATAGAGGTGATCAATGCTAGAATTCAAAATGGTGAAGCAGTTCACGAGGAGCCAGTATTCACAAAAGTATCTTTCAAAATCATTTTGCAAGTCACATCGCTCTTACGAATTAGATGCTCTTTCAGATGCACGAAAGCAAAAGAAAAAAATCCAATTGCCCCCATCCAGATTTTCGAGAATCAAAAGACCAGTAATCAGAAGAGTGAAACTATCTGATATAAGGTGGCATGATGATGTTGGATATACATTGACGTACTGTATATATGATGATTGGAAATACTCAGCCCTTCCAAAAGAAATCAACTGCTGGACATGGTGTGAAATATACCAAGCATACAAAGAAGCAGTAAAGATACAAATGCAGCAAGGAATCATCAGCAGATTTTAAACATTCAAAACCATGAAGGCCCAGCATAGACTGGGTCTTTTTTTTGTCTTGAAAAAGGTGCTTTGAACAAATCCATTTAAATCGTCCTGAAGGCCTTCCAGAAGATGTAAATGATTCAACACTTGACTATAAGTCATAAAAGAAGAGATAGGGCCCTTCATGCTCCAGCAATCGTGAAGATTCTGTTGTATATAAAACCGTAATATGATAGTATTGAATTAGACATGAAATATGTCTTTGTGGTAGGATCGCATCCGTCAACAGCAGAGATCCACAAAATGAAACCAAAATTTGAAAACAAAAACATATTTTAAAAGGTGATGATATGGCTATAACTAATGCCACACTAGCCAGCGCGGATTTCAGACTTGACCAGATGATCAGTCTTGAAATAAACCGTCTTCTGGCCGATACTGCAAATCTTCGTAATTCTCCATTTCTCCAGTATGCTGGATCCGTCAATGGTCTTGGAACTGATACAATCGTAATTCGTAAATACTCCCTCGGGGGACGTGATCTTTTCAAAGCTGCTTCATCCGAAGTGTCAGATGAAACATCTGGAGCAATTGATCCAACCACATCAGTATCTGCAACAATCCAAGCAGCTAGACAATATTTGATTCGACAGATATCAGATTTGGGAACACTGGCTGGATATGGACAGCAAGATTTGAATCCATTTACTCTCGCTGCTGATATGGTGAACTCTTATGAAGCTAGATTTGCCCAACTTACTGCTGATGCTGCTTCTGGTTTGAGTACAAACACTGTCGGATCTGCTTCTGATACAATGACAGTCGATCTATTCTTTGAAGCAATTCAAGAGCTTCAAGAAGCTGATTCTGGTCGTGGTATAGATGCAACTGATCTTTGTTTAGTAGTACATCCAGCCGCGCTCGGATCTCTTCAAGATTCATTACGTTCAGAATCAAATAATGCTGTAGCTATGATGCAAGCAACTGCGGATATGCTTGAAATCAAAGGAAAGGGCTATGCTGGAAAGCTGTTTGGTGTTGATGTATACAAATCAAGTTTTGTTAATGTGAATTCAGCTGCGCACGAAAACTTTATGCTTTCACCCCAGTGTATTGCGTATTGTGATGGTGTTCCTTCTCAACTACCATCAGCAGTTGATTTCATGACAATGGGAAAAGTTTTAGTCGAGATGCAACGTCAAGGAACTCAAGCCTTGACCCAGATAATTGGCCATGCGTACCTTGGATTCGGCATTGTCGACCAAAATCGCGGATGCTTAATTAGCACTGATTCAACTCCCTAATTAACAAAAC